GGCGGCACGGCGAGCGGCCTCAACGTCGCCAAGCTGCAACTCGGCCTTCGCAAGCTGATGACCGCCCACAAGGGCGACATCATGGAGTCGACGCACGGCGCCATCGGTCCTTACGAGCACGATCTTCTCCTGAAGGAGATCCAGATCGTGAACAAGGACTACAACGGCGGCGCCGCGGTGCTCGAGAACGGGCGCATCCGCCGGTTCATGGGCTTCGAGTTCGTCGTCACCGACCGTCTGAACATCACGTCCGGCAACCGCCTGATCCCGCTGTGGGTGAAGTCCGGCATGCACCTGGGCGTGTGGCAGGACGTGATGGCGTCCATCGACAAGCGCGCCGACAAGGGCAATTCGTGGCAGGTCTACACGAACATGACCATCGGCTCGACCCGCACGCAGGCCGGAAAAGTCATCCGTGTCCTCTGCGACGACCAAATCTAAGGGGTAACTGACATGGCTCTCGTAAGCACTTCGCAAACCGTTACCGACCAGTCCGCCACCCCGGTCGTCAAGGTCAACTCGCTCGAAAAAGGTGGCGTCGTTCGCACGGCGCAGGGCTTCCTGGCCGCCGCCGATTACACCGGCGGCACCACGGGGCAGTGGTACACCTTCGTTCGAGTCCCGGCGCGCGCTCGCGTTCTGAGCCTGCGCCTGACCCAGGCGACGACCACGACCGGCGCGGTGAAGTTCGGACTCTACCGTCCGGATGGCATCGCGATCGACGACGACGCATTCAGCGCGATCACGGTGACGACCGGCCAGATCCGCGATGAAGTCGCGACGGCCACCGTCTACACGCCGGAACTGCGGCAGTCGTCCCTCGAGGATGCGTTCTCGACCGCCGTCGGCACCGCTGGCGCGACCGGCGACGCGGAGTACGACATCGCTGCGGCGATCGTGACCGTCACCGGCACGCCGACCGACGCGCTGGTGGAAGTCGACTACGTCCTGCCCGAGTAAGGGCATAGCTCCCGGGGGTCTTAATCGACTCCCGGGATAGTTTCTCGATTAAGGAGCACGCCGCATGGCGAACGTAGATTTCGGGCACATCATCACGCAGGACGAGGCGATCGTTCCGAACGTGATGGAGGCCGGGTTCGCAAGCGGCCTGACCCTCATTGACGTGAGCGGCGCGCTGGCGCCCGAGGTTGTGCCGCTGGACATCGGCTTGGGGATCTACCTCGTGTCGAAGGACGGAGCTACGCTGGCGCAGTACCGCGATGCCTGTGGCACGTTCGCCGCGAAGTGCGGCTACGTGGGCCGCGGCGAAGCCGGCGGGAGAGCGGTCGCGGCGACCATCCCCGAAGTTGCGCCCGCCCTGACGGCGCTCGATCCCGGTAGCTGGACGCCGACCTAAGGAGAATTGAATGGCAAACGAAAGTTGGGTTTTCGGCACGACCGCGACGCGGCCGGTTTCCGGCGATGTGGATGTCGCTGTAGTGACGACCGGGGCGACGCTGACCGGCTCGAACATCCTCGAACTGCGCATTCTCAAGTCCTCGCTCGGCGAGGCGGACAACGTGGCCTTCAACACGAAGGAGCACGTCCTGAAGATGCTGCGCTCGATCGAGGCCAAGGTGGTGAGCGAAGGCTGGCCGCCCGCCGGCGACAGCCTGGTCTAACCGATGGCGAAAAGACTCATCACGCTGCGTAGCACGTTTGTCATGGCCGAGCCTGTGGCGGGCGCCTACGTGGCGGGCGACGAGATTTCCAATGACACGACTGCGGGTGACGTAGTCCGCGCCACGTTCGACCTGTCCGGTTTCCAGCGTGGGCTCGTTCTTGCCGCGCAACTGGACGTGACGGCGGCGACGGGCAACGTCGTGACGACCGCGTTCGATGCTGAACTGGCCCTCTTCAAGACGGCGGATGCGCCGGCCGCGGTTGGCGACCAAGTGACCCATCCGATCGCAGCGGCCGTGATGGCAAAGAACTGCGGTGTGTTCCGATTTGACGACACCGGCTGGACCGGCCCCCTCGGGACGGTTGCCGCCGGTACGTCGCAGATCCAGAAGGTCGGCGCGCACGTCGTTATGCCGACCGCGACGCCGACGCTGCAAGTCGGCTACATCGGGCACATCTTCGAGTTCAAGGGTGGGGAGGCGGCGACGCTGACCGCCGTAATGCGTGCGCTGGCCGCGTGGACGCCGACGGCGGTCGTCAACACCTTCGGGATCACGCTCGACATCGAGGTAGAGTGATGTTCGGTTGGTTCCGCAAACCCGCCGCCGGAACCGAACTGCCTTTGAAGCCGCAGCCGGTGGGCGTCAACCAGACGCCGTCGGAGCGCGAGACCCGCAACAAGGCGCGCGTAAAGCGGCTGCACGCGGCGCTCGCCGTGGCGACGACTGCGGAGCGTCGGACATCCTTGGCGGCTGAATTGCAGCGCCGCGCCACCACAGGACGATAACGATGGCTTCCGTCACCCTCAATCTGTATGACAAGTTCCGCGAAGGCTGCTTCGATGGCAACGCGATCAACTTCGAGACGCCCGGCGGCAATGGCGTCAAGTGCGCGATCGTCACGGGCGCCTACACGGTCGATCAGAATTTGCACGACTTCTTCGACGACATCGGCGCGAACCAGGTCAGCGGCACCGGCTACACGGCGGGCGGCAACGTCCTCGCCAATGGCGCGGCGTCAGTGGACGGTTCGGGCAACGTCACCGTCGACCTCGATGATCCGGCTACGTGGTCGCAGAATGGCGCGGGCTTCACTGACGGCCGCCGCGCGATCATCTACCTCGACACCGGCACCGCCAGCACGTCCCGCCTGATCGGCTACAGCGACGACTTCGGCGCGGACAAGGGCAACGTCGACGGTGACTTTTCAGTCTCTCTGAACGCGAGCGGGCTTTTCACGAGCGCGAGGTAACGCCTCGTGGCCCGGGTACTCAATAGCATCGCCCTGACGGCGCCGGCGGCGCCGGTTGACGCAACCGTCAACGATCAGTTCACCTTCACCGGCACGCCGGGTTTCGCGGGCGGCGGCGGAGTCCAGCGGTACGACATGAAGTGGGAGGTTGACTCCGGCGCGGGCTTCGTCACGATCGCCGCGGCTGGCACAGGCCTCACTACCGCCGACGACAATCCGCTCGTTAATTCCAATTCCGCTACGGCGAATTCGATCACGGTCGACTGCACGGACGCGGGCTCGTACACGATCCGCATATCCGGGGCGCCGACCAGCGGCGGCAGCTACACCGTTGTCTCCTCGACGGAAACCGTTGAAGTGTCGGCGGCGGCTGCGCCCTATGTCGCCGAACTCTCTGCGCCGGCAGTCGCAGTTTCGGCGCAAACTCTGACCCGCTTCAACGCTTTCGTCGCGCAGTTGTCCGCGCCGGCGGTAGCGTTCGTCGCGCAGGCCGTCGATGTGGTGGCCGCCGGGGCCGCCTTCGTCGCCGAGTTGTCCGCGCCCGCCTTCGCGATGACAGGCGCCGCGCTGACGCGGCTCAATGCCTACATCGCCTTCGTGTCGGCGCCCGCCGTGGCGTTCACCGCGCAGGCACTGACTCGGTTCAATGCGGTCGCCTTGTCGCTGTCGGTGGCGACTTACGGCCTTGTCGCGTATGCGGTGGACTTGGCGGAGGAAGCCGGGGACGGGATAAACGCATCGTACCTGTTCTGTCGCGCCGCGTTCTACAGAGCTAGGAGAAGGTAATGGCCGCGTCTAACGTCTCGCTCGCAAACCGCGCGCTCCAGATCCTCGGGGTCTCTCAGGGTATCGAGAGCTTGACCCAGGACCATCCAAACGCGCGCAGCATGAACCGCGTGCTCGAGCCTCGGCGCCGGGCGATGATCCGCAAGTATCGGTGGGGATTCGCGATCAAGCGCGCATCCGTGGCCGCCGACGGCGACCAAACCGAGTGGGGCGAGCTCAACCGCTACACCCTGCCCAACGACTTCCTGCGCCTCTTGCGCGACTCGGACATGCCCGACTATCGCAAGGACTGGAAGCGGGAGGGGGAGTACATCATCTCGGATGAGGCGTCGCCGCTGGAGTTCCGCTACCTCGCCGACATCACCGACCCGACGCAGTGGGACAGCCTGTTCTTCGAGGCCCTGGCGCACGACATGGCGCATGAGTCCTGCAAGGAAGTGACCGGCAGCACGAGCCAGAAGGACAGCATCAAGGACGACCTGAAGGACATCATGGCCGAGGCGCGGCAAGCCGGCGCCTTCGAGGAAGACCCGCAGGAACCGCTGGATGATGATTACCTGCTAGCGAGGCTCTGATGGGGCGCGAGAGCCTTATCCAGAGTTCCTTCAACGCCGGGGAGCTGAGCCTTCTCCTTCTCGCGCGCACGGACATCACGAAGCGCCAGAACGGGCTCTACACCTGTCTGAATTGGGTGCCGCTCGTGCAGGGCGGGATCACGCGCCGCCCGGGCTTCGCCTACCTCAAGGAGACGAAGTTCAGCGACCGCGAGGCGCGGCTCTTTGCGTTCCAGTACAGCATCACACAGACCTACATCCTCGAGGTCGGGCACCAGTACATCCGCTTCTTCACCGCCGGCGGGATTCTCACGCAGGCCGCGCAGACGCTCACCGCGGCGACGAAAGCCGACCCCTGCGTCGTCACCTATTCCGGCGCGGACAACTACTCGAATGACGACCGCGTCTACATTGTCAACGTGGTCGGCATGACGCAGTTGAACAACCGCGAGTTCATCGTCAAGAACGTCGACACCGGCGCTAACACGTTCGAGCTTTACGAGCGGGTCGGCGGCGCGGACGTTTCAGTCGACAGTACGGGCTACGACACCTTCACGTCGGGCGCGGATTCGCTGGCTGAAATCTTCCAGGTCACGACGACCTTCGCCGAGGCCGACCTCGCCGAGATTCGCGTGGTGCAGTCCGCTGACGTGCTCTACATCCTGCACCCGGACTTCCCGCCGCAGCAACTCGTGCGGGTTTCCGCGCTCTCGTGGACGCTGTCTGACGTGGCGTTCACCGACGGCCCCTACGACATCACGAACGATACGGCCACGACGCTTTCGCCGTCCGCCGCGACGGGGACAGTGACGATCACGGCGAGCGCCGTGACAGGCATCAACCTCAATACCGGATTCCAATCGACCGACGTGGGGCGCCTGATCCGCATGCAGGAGTCGACGACCTGGGGCTATGTGATCATCACGACCTATGGCAGCACGGTGTCGGTGACAGCCGATGTCCTCTCGACACTCACGAATACGAACGCGAAGACGAACTGGCGCCTCGGCCTCTGGAGCGACACGACCGGCTACCCCCGCGCGGGCACGTTCTATGAAGACCGCCTGTTCCTTGGCGGCGCCGCGGTGTACCCGCAGCGGGTCGACGGCAGCCGCACCGGCCGGTACGCGAACTTCAGCCCGAGCGCGACGAACGGCGACGTGGCCGACGACAACGCGGTGGCCTTCACCCTGAACAGCAACGACGTGAACGTCATCCGCTGGATGG